ATGCTGACAATGACCTGGTGGAACAGGGAAAAGCTGAAAAGCTTTGACGGCATTATCTGCGACGGAGCGATCCGGTCCGGAAAAACGGTGTCCATGGTAAACGGATTCTTCCTATGGAGCATGGCGTCCTTCAACGGGGAGGTGTTTGCCCTGTGCGGAAAGACCATCGGGTCTCTCAGGCGGAATGTGGTCCTGCATCTGCAGGACTGGCTGGGGGATGCTTTCGCGGTGAGGGAATGCCGCAGCGAAAATAAGCTGGTGGTCAGCGACGGTGCGGGCAGGCAGAATGTATATTATCTGTTCGGCGGTCAGGATGAGAGTGCTTACAAGCTGATCCAGGGTATTACTCTGGCGGGAGTACTTTTGGACGAGGCCGCTTTGATGCCCCGCAGCTTTGTGGAGCAGGCCTGTGCCCGGTGCTCTGTGACCGGAGCAAAGTTCTGGTTTAACTGCAATCCGGAAGGGCCGGAGCATTGGCTTTACAAGGAATGGATATTAAAAGCCGGAGAAAAGAATATACTCAGGCTGAAGTTTTCCATGGCGGATAATCTGAGTTTGGCAGATTCGGTGCGGCAGAGGTATGAACGGCTTTATACCGGCACTTTTTACAGGCGGTATATTTTGGGACAGTGGTGCATGGCGGAGGGACTTGTATATGATTTCCGCAAGGAAGTGCACATTGCCAAGGAGCTGCCCGATTACGGTCAGTACTACATTTCCGTGGACTACGGAACGATGAATCCCTTTTCTGCGGGGCTGTGGTGTGTGACCGGTGGGAAGGCGGTACGGATCCGGGAATTCTATCACTCCGGCAGGGACAGCGGTCGGATGCTGACCGATGAAGATTATTATGCGGAACTGGTTAAGCTGGCGAACGGTTTGCCGATCACACAGGTGATCGTGGACCCTTCGGCGGCTTCTTTTATTGCCACCATTCGTGCCCATGGCCTGTTTTCGGTACGGAAGGCAAAAAACGATGTACTGCCCGGAATCCGTTTGGTGGCAAGTCTGCTCTCGGCCGGGGTTTTGCAATTCGGAGCCGATTGCAAGGACACCATCCGGGAGTTTGGCCTCTATCGGTGGGATCAGTCCGGACAGCAGGACAGGGTGTGCAAGGAAAACGATCACGCCATGGACGATGTTCGGTATTTTTGCGCGACCGTTTTACGCAGGGACAGGAACATAAAAGATATTTTGGGAGGAGAAGGATATGAAAGATTGGTTCATTGAGCATTTTTTGGCCGTTTGGGCCAAGGAAACCGTGCTCAAGGACAACAGCCGCCTGAAAAAGGAAAATGAGGCGCTGCAGCAGAAGGTCCGTCGGCTCGAAGCTTACATTCAGGGCCTGGAATCCGGTCTGAAAGCCGGTAAGCGGATCACTATCTATAATCGGGGAGGAGAAGCATGAGTATTTACAGCTATGAAGAGGCCTTTGGCGACTATGACAAGACCACAACTGCTATGCGGAACGCAGTGCAGGAGTGGTTTTCTTTGTATTACGGGGAAGGCACAGCCGATGAGGACACCTGTCAGAGATTGGGCTATATGCTGGTCAACAAGCTGGTAAAGACCATATTCGGAGAATACGCAACACAGGCTTCGGAGCCGGTGATCCAGCAGATCGTGCGTCGATTGGAGGAACACAAGAAAGAAGCGGTACAGCTGGCGCTGGTGGGCGGTGAGTGCTTCATTAAGCCCTGGGTGGATGAACAGGGCGTATCCTTTACGCTGGTGCCCCGGAACAACGTGCTGATATTTGCCAGAAATGCTTCCGGTGAGCCCACGGACATCGGTACGGTGGAGCAGACGGTTCGGGGGAAATATTATTACACCCTTTTGGAACGCAGATCGGTGGATGAACAGGGGCATCTGACCATCTCCAACCGGCTGTACCGCTCCCTGAACGCTCAGACTTTGGGCAGCACGGTGGCATTACATTCGCTGCCGGAATATGCCGGTCTTGCGGAGAGCTATCGGTATGCAAAGCCGGTGGGTTCTGTGGGTATGGTGCGGATGAGAACGCCCATGCTCAACTGTGTGGACGGCTCCGCTGACGGTGTGGCGGTGTTTGCGGCGGCCACCGGGCTGATTCGGAACATCGACAGAAACGAGGCTCTGATGAACGGGGAGTTTGAACGGGGGCAGAGCCGGATCATCGCCTCCAAGGATATGCTGGGAAGCGACGGACTGCAGGATCATCTGTTCGTGGGGCTGGATGAGGACCCGGAGCAGGTGGGTATTACGGTGTTCTCCCCGGAGCTGAGAGAACAGTCTTTCCTGGCAAGAAAGCAGGAGTATCTGCGGAATATGGAGAGCATTATCGGTCTGCGCCGAGGCATGCTGTCCGATGCCAACATGGAGAAGAGAACTGCCACCGAGATCACCTCCAGCCATGGGGATTTCCATCTGACGGTCATTGAATTTCAGGCTATGTGGGAGACTGCGCTGCGAAAGGTCGTGGCCCTGTGCTGCTGCCTGGCCCGGCTTTACGGCTTTGACGCGCCGGAAAATGAAGCTGTCAGTGTGGATTGGGGCAACGGCGTTTTGTACGATGAGGACAAAATGTGGCTGGAGTACAAGGGTATGGTGGATGCCGGTATTCTGAAGCCGGAGGTGGCCCTGGGCTGGCGGTTCGGTATGCCCACAAATACTCAAGAGGAATTGGCGGAAATTCGGAAGCGGTATATGCCCGAATAAGAGAAATCAGCGGTGCGAAAAGCAGCGCTTTTTTCATACATTTTTGCCTGAGCCGGGCGTAAAACAGGCCAGCCGCAGGAGATGTAACTCGTAAAAAATGTAGCGGCAGAAAGGATACAAATGAAAAGAGAGTTTTTGCAGAATCTGAAGGTGGGCGACCAGAGCCTGCCCAAGGAGATCATCGATGCCATCATGGAGGAAAACGGCAAGGATGTGCAGGGCGCGAAGGCATGGCAGGAGAAGTACAATCAGGCCGTTGCCCAGCATCAGCAGCAGATTGCGGAGGTTACCTTCCAAAGTCAGCTGGATATGGCGATCCTACAGGCCAAGGGCCGCAGTCCTAAGGCCATTACCGCACTGTTGGATCTGGAGGCATTGAAGAAAAGCGAAAACCGGCAATCTGATGTGGAAAAGGCGCTGGAGACCTTAAAAAAGGAAAGCGGGTACCTTTTCGAGTCAGATCCCACTCCGCCCCCTTACGCAAGGGGCACAGGTGCTTATCACGGCACAGAAGTGAAAGCTCCCACCACTTTGGCAGGAGCGATAAAAGAACGTTTCGATAAAGAAAGGAAGTAAAAAATTATGGCTATTACGCTTGCAGAAGCAAAGGTCGGCATGGCCGACAAGGTAGATCAGCAGATCGTGGATATGTTCCGTCGCAGTTCTCTGCTTTTGGATCAGATGCCCTTTGACAACGCCATCTCTCCCGGTACCGGCGGCAGTACCCTGACTTACGGCTACATTCAGCTGAAGTCTCCCTCTACCGCATCCGTGCGTACCATCAACGGTGAGTACGTTCCCGGTGAGGCCAAGAAGGAGAAGAAGACTGCCAATGCCATCATCATGGGCGGCGCATTCCAGATGGACAGAGTCCTGCAGAACACTGCCGGTGCTGCCAATGAGCTGGCGTTCCAGGCAGAACAGAAGATCAAGGCGACTGCCAACTATTTCCACAACCTGGTGATCAATGGCTCCGGTGATGCTACCGGTGAGGGCTATGTGACCGGCACCTTTGACGGTCTTAAGAAGCTGCTTAGCGGCACTGCCAACGAGATCACCAGCCAGGTGAGTCTGACCAGCTCCGATGAGCTGGATCAGAACTACAACGCATTTCTGGACGAGATGGACAGCTTTATCAGCACCCTGGACGGCACTCCCTCCATGCTGCTGATGAACCGGGCTATGCTCATTAAGCTGCGCTCCATCGCCCGCCGTGCCGGCTACTATGAGAGATCTCAGGACGATTTCGGTCGTACCGTGGAGACCTATGCCGGTGTGCCCATGGTGGATATGGGTCAGTTCTATAACGGCTCCGTTATTGAGGATGTGGTCAAGACCGAGAACGGTAAGACTGCCATTTATGCGGTCTCTCTGGGTCTGGACGGCTTCCACGGCATCTCCCCTCTGGGCGATGGTGTGATCCAGTCCTATCTTCCCGATCTGAATACGCCCGGTGCGGTCAAGACCGGTGAAGTGGAGCTGGTGGCCGGTGTTGCTCTGAAAAACACCCTGAAGGCCGCTGTGCTGAAGGATATCGCCATCGGTGCTGCCTGAGAAAGGAGGCACTGCCTGTGGTAGAGTATGATTTCTATGTGAACAGTTACCTGGGCAGTGCCATTCCGGAGAAGGCCTTTCCCGGAATGGCGAAAAGAGCTCAGGATACCCTCGGGCGGTATGAACGCCTTTATAAAGTGGTCTCGTCCGGCGAGGACGCCCGGAGCATGGCGATTTGTGCCATGGCAGAGGCACTTTACGAGGCTCAGCGGCGGCAGGGCCTTCGCTCTGCCAATGTGGGCAGTGTAACTGTTCACTATGAGGACGGCTCGGCAAAGAGTCTGAATCGGGAGCTGTATCAGCGGGCTTGCATTTATCTGGATATTTACCGGGGGGTGGGACAGTGAGTTTTTGTCCCGTAAATAACGGCCTGTTTGACAGGACGGTTACTGTCTATCGGAAAGAGAGCAAGGCCGTCCTCCGGCAGGTAGTGGAGAATTGCTATCTGGAGAGAGAAGATGCCTTGGGCCGGGATGTGGGCGGAATTCGGAAAGAGCGGAAATTCCTGCTGATCGTGCCGGGTGCTGCCCCGGTATGTCCCGGGGATAGGATCTTTGACGGCGTCGGTCCGGAGATCAGTCCGGAACAGTGGGCGGAATTTATCCCGGTGAAGGTACAGGAAGTGATGGAGGTGTCCTATACAAAGCCCTATTACTGGCAGGGACAGCTTTGTCATATAGAGGCAGGAGGTCGGTAAGCAATGGAGATTCTGGAAAAAGTAATATCCTGGCTGCAGACCTGTCAGGTTTTGCCCAAAGGTGAGGTCTTTGTGGATCATTTGCCTGCGGAGCCGGGCAGCTGCGGCCTTTTTCAGAAGGGCTTGCAGGAGGTAAAGCGCACCGAGGATCTTGTGGGGAATGTAAAGGTTCACTGCCGGTATCGCTTTGTGCTGCGGTGTATGGTTTTGGAGGATTCCGCCTGGCTGCCGGCCTTTCAGGATTGGGTGCAGCAGCAGTCGGCTCTCCGGCTGACACCGGTGCTGGGCGATGTGCCCGGGGAAGAGCAGGTGCAGGCTCTGGACGGCAAACTGACGGAGCGCTCTCAGCCGGGTACCCGGGTGTGCGAGGTTGCTCTGGTGGCAGATTTTATCAAAATTTATGAGGAGAAGGATCATGGCGAAAATTGACAGAAAGTATTTGGCGCATTATATCAACACCGCCACAGATGCGGCGGCGGTGTATGAGCGTCTGGGCAAGGATCTGGAGGAGTTTTCTCCGGAACTGTCCGCCCAGGTGGACACCAAAAAGAATATTCTCGGCGAAAACTCTGTGGTGATCTCCGGTTATGAAAAGACCGGCAGTGTGGAGCCTTTCTATGCCGAGGAGGGTTCGGGTCTGTTCAAGCGTCTGCAGGGTATCATCGATGATGCCTTGGTGCTGGACAGCCTGAAGACCGATGTGGTGGAGGTAAAGCTTTGGGAAGAAGCAGAGGGCGGCGCTTATCCTGCGGTTAAGGAAACGGCCTACATTGAGGTCACGTCCTACGGCGGCGATATCACCGGCTATCAGATCCCCTTTGCCCTGCATTACACCGGCGAGAAGGTCAAGGGTACGTTCAACGTAGCCACAAAGACCTTTACGGAAAACTGATTCTGCACAATAAGCAAAATGTCCGACAGAATCTGTAGGGGCTTATCAATTGCCTGCGGGCGATTCGTGAATCGCCCCTACGTCCGAGGACGCAGATATTGGTAAAGAAAGCAGGCGTGCTGCATTTATTTTGCAGCACGCCTGTTTGGAAAGGATGAGGAATATGGAGAAGATCTCTTTTGACAGCGGCGTCAAGGAATACCGGATCAACGGTATGGGCGTGCTGAAATTTAACCCCGCAGACCCCAATGTATATGCCCGGTTCATGGAAGCGGAGGAGAAGATCCGTTCCGTGGAAGAGGAAATGGCTGCCCAGGCAAAGCTTGCTGATACAGACGGGGAACAGGCGGTGAAGCTGATGGCCAGGGCCGATCAGAAACTGAAGCAAATTTTGGACTGGGTATTTGGGGAGAAGAATTCCTTTGACAAGATCCTTGGCGGCGTGAATCTGCTGGCAGTGGCCGGAAACGGGGAGCGGGTGATCACCAATCTATTGGCGGCTCTTGAGCCGGTCCTGCTTTCCGGTGCGGAGGAATGTGCCCGTCAGACTGTAGATAAGGCGGTGGCCAAGGCCAAGGCCCGGCGGGAAAATCAATGACCGGCTGGGAACTGCCCACCTATGCTCTGCTTGGGGGAAAGCGGTACGGCTTTCACGGGGATTTCCGGGATATTCTGGAGATATTCTCCTATTTTGACGATCCGGATCTGCCGGAGCATTTGAAATGGAAGGTGGCTCTGGCACTGTTCTATGAAGAGCAGATCCCCGAAGCGTGTCAGCAGGAGGCGATCCGGTTCTTGGCAGAGTTTCTCCGTGGAGGCGCAGAGGAAACCCCCGGTGTGAAGCTGCTGGACTGGCAGCAGGATGCTCCCTTGATCGTTGCCGACATCAATAAGGTGGCAGGGCAGGAGATCCGCAGTCTGCCGTTTCTGCATTGGTGGAGTTTCCTTTCCTGGTTCCATGCTATCGGGCAGGGGCAGCTGTCCGCGGTGGTGGCCATCCGGGATAAGCTCCGTCGGGGCAAGCCTCTGGACGCCTGGGAAAAGGAATTCTACCGGGAGCATAAGCGTCAGGTGGATCTGCCCAAGCGGTATTCCCGGGAGGAATTGCGGCAGCAGGAAAAACTGCGGCAGCTTCTGGGATAGATATATTTAGGTAGGTGGAATGATGGCGAATAAGACAGAAAACAACAAAACAGATGATATAAAAACCGCGATGAATGAGGCCGCTTCCCTTGCCGGAAAGGTAGCAAGCTCGGTACGGGATGTGATGACGGAGCTGATGGGGGCAAGCGCTGCAAGCAAAGCCTATGCCCAGGATCTGACCAAGGCCACCCAAGTGCAGACGACCATGATCAGAACCACCAAAAAGCTGAAAAGAACGCTGGCGGAGTTCGACCAGCTGAACCGTCTGAACGGACCGGAGGAAAGCACCACCACAAAGACGGTTTCCAAATCGGTGGTGTTGCCGGAGGCGGAGGAAACTGCGGTGGATATAGGGCGAATCGTGGAGAAGATCATCGCACTGATGGAGCCTATGAAGAAAATCGATCTGTCCGGCACGGTGACGGCTTTCGGTAAGCTGAAGGAGGCTTTATTACCCTTTGGACATACGCTGTTTTCCGGGCTGCAATGGGCGTGGGACAATCTGTTTGTACCCCTCGCCGGGTGGACGGTGGAAAATGTTTTGCCGGTGTTTTTGGAGCTGCTGGCGGCGGGCCTGGATGCGCTCCAGGAGGCATCCGTTGCCCTGAAGCCCCTTGCGGTCTGGCTCTGGGATAATTTTTTGAAACCGCTGGCCAACTGGGCGGGCGGCGTGGTCGTGGATACACTGACCGGTATGGTGGAAAAGCTGGTGGATCTGGGCATCTGGATCGCAAACAACAAGGAAAAGGTGTCGGCATTACTGGAGCTTGCCCAGCAACTGGGCGCGGCCTGGGAACGGGTCAGCGGTGCAATTGGTACATTGGGTCAGGTATGGTCCACGGTCAAGGGCGTATGGAACGGCGCGGCAAGCTGGTTCCAGCAGACGGTGCTGAACCCTATCAAGACGGGTTTTAAGACCGTGGCAAACGGCATTATCGGCTTTCTGAACGGCGTGGTCTCCGGCGCGGGAAAGGGTGTCAACAGCATTGTGACAGCCCTTAACTCCCTGCGGTTTGAGATCCCCAAGTGGGTGCCGACGGTGGGTGGAAAATCCTTCGGTTTTAACTTAAAAACTGTCAGTGTGCCGCAGATCCCTTATTTGGCAAAGGGCGCGGTACTGCCTGCCAACAAGCCCTTTATGGCGGTGGTGGGTGATCAAAGACACGGCACCAACGTGGAAGCACCCCTTGCCACCATTCAGGAGGCCGTGGCTGCGGTAATGGGGGATCAGACTGCGGCGTTGGTTGCCGGATTTGAGGCCAGTATCGGTGTGCAAAGAGAAATTTTGCAGGCGGTTTTGGGGATTTCCATCGGTGACGATGTGATCGGTCAGGCAGTAAGCCGGTACAACCGGAAAATGGCTGTGGTGAGAGGAGGATGAGCGTGAGAGCAAAAAGTGAGTTATTTACCGTCAATGGCAAGCCTATGCTGGTGCCGGACGAGGAGGTCGCGGTCAGTTACGAGGACATAGACACCTCCGATTCCGGCCGGGATGAGAGCGGTGTCATGCGGCGGTTCGTGGTGCGGTATAAGGTGCCCAGCTGGAGCTTTTCCTACAGCCATCTGACGGAGGAGGAAAAGCAGTATATGGAAAGCCTGTTTCCCAATACCGCCACGTTTTCTTTTGGGCACCCCGGCAGGCAGAACAGCGGCACACGGGAAACAACCACCTGTTATCGCAGTAAGTATTCTCTTAGCTGGAAAAATGCGGCTACGGGTCTTTGGAGCAACTACGGCTTCAAGATCATTTCCTGTTAGGAGGTGACGGGGTGGTCAAGACAAACGTATACCTGCCCGATGGCAGGTGTGTTTCCTCCGGTGGCACGGAGGGGCTTGCCATTCGGGAAGCCAGGCTGACCCAATGTGTCAACAGCAGGGAAGAACTGACTTTAGGCTCGGTATGCTCCGCTATGTTGGAATTGACACTGCTGGACCCGGCAGGGGAACTGAAGCTTTCTGCCGGACAGCAGCTGGCGGTCTCCAAAACAGATGATGCCGGCATAGTATATCCCGTAGGTATTTTTATTGCGGAAAAGCCGGTCAGAGTCAGCGCCCATTGCGTTAAGATTACCGCCTACGACACAGTGAGCCTTTTGGATAAGGATCTGACCGAGTGGCTGAACGGTCTGACGGGATGGCCCTATTCTTTCAGCGATCTGGCGCTGATGGTCTGCGAGGCGTGCGGTGTCCCTCTGGCGGCAGGTCCGGTGTCTCTCGGAGATCTGGCTGTGCAGGCATTTTCCGGGCAGGGTATTACCGGACGGCAGATCATGCAGTGGATCGGTGAGGCGGAAGGCCTGTTTTGCCGGGCTAATGCGGATGGCGGCATAGAATTTGCCTGGTATACACCAAAACCGTTGGTTTTGATGCCCGGCGGAGAGCAGTTTTATTATCTGGAGGGCGTGAGCCTTGCGGAGTATCGGACGGCACAGATCGAAAAGGTACAGATCCGGCTGACGGACAGTGATGTGGGGGCGGTATATCCTGCGGATGTTTCGGATGGAAATACCTACACTGTTTCCGGCAACTATCTGCTGGCGGGGTGCTCTGCGGAAGAATTACAGACAGTGGCCCGTAAGGTGTTTGAACGGCTGCAGGGGGTAAGCTACACCCCCTGCAAGATCACAGTGCCCGCGGGGCTTTGTGATGCCGGAGATATTATTACGGTACAGGATCGGTACGGGAAAAGTCACAGGGTATATGTGATGTCCAAGGTGCAGGCCGGACAACTGGATACCCTGGAATGTACCGGCAGTCCCCGGCGGGATTCCGCCACGGCCGTGAACGAAGCAAAGTATGCGGCATTATCCGGGAAGGTGCTGGAATTACAGATGGACGTGGAAGGCCTGTCTGTGGAGAACAAGGACGCGGCAGGAAAGATCGCATCTCTGGAAATGAATGTGGAGGGCATTCAAACCACCGTATCCGGACAGCTGGAAGCCACAGGAAATCTGCAGCAAGCGGTAACGCAGGTGCAGCAATCGGCAGAGGATATCACTGTTTTTGTGCAGAAGGTTCAAAATGACGGTGTTGACCGGGTACAGACCAAAACCGGGTACACCTTCGACGATCAGGGCTTAAAAATATGCAAGTCCGGTGAGGAAATGGAAAACCGGCTGGATAACACCGGCATGTATGTGCAGCGGAACGGACAGGTGATCCTGCAGGCCAACAACCGGGGCGTAGAGGCGGCGGATGTGATCGTGCGGAACTATTTGGCGGTGGGTCAAAACTGCCGGTTTGAAGATTACGGCGGCAGAACAGGCTGCTTTTGGATTGGAGGGTAATTATGGCCAGTATTTATGCAAACGGTGCGAGAGGCCATCATAAATTTACGTTAACGGTCACGCAGACAGGCACAGAAAAAGAGGACAATACTTCTGCGGTGAACTTCCAATTTACCCTCGCTCCGGTGGTAAAGAGCTACGATTGGAGGTACTGGGGAAACAGTATTTCCTATACCGTCACGGTCAACGGCGTGGTGTTTACCGGGACGATCCCGGATTATGACGGCTATTCTACCGTGATCTTAAAAAGTGAAAACCTCACGGTGCCCCATGATGCGGACGGCACAAAGACCCTGACCTTTGGCTTTTCGGTCACCGACCGGGCGGGAATGAGCTACACCTGCGGCAACGCAAGCGCCGAGGGCAGCGTGGCGCTTAGCAGGATCCTCAGAAATCCGCCTGCGTTGGTTGCCACAGTGGAGGACGGCAACCCGGTAACAGTGGCACTGACCGGAGATAAGGGTAAGCTGGTGCGGTATTTCAGCAACGCGGCCTATACGTTGACGGCGGAGGCTTATGATGGGGCGGACATTGTAAGCTGCCTGGCTTCCTGCGGAAGTGAGAGTCTTTCCGGTGAAATGGGTGTGTTTGAAAAGGCAGAAAGCGGCAGCTTTGTCTTTACTGCAGAGGACAGCTTCGGAAATACGGCAAGATTACCCTTGGAACTGCCGGTGATCCCCTATATCCCTTTGACCTGCAATCTGGCGCCCACACGACCGGATGGGGCCGGTAATATGGAGGTGTCTGCCTTTGGAAATTGCTTCATGGGATCTTTTGGTACGGCTGAAAACACGCTTTCGGTATATTTTCGGTATCGGGAAGCGGACGGCGTTTTTGGTCAATGGACGCAAATGACACTGCAGCAAACCGGCGACAGCTACACAGCCGCCGGACAGATCACCGGTCTTGATAACCAAAAGGCATATGTATTTCAGGCTAGGGCAGTGGATCTGCTGGACGTCAGGGAAACGGCAGAATATACTGCCAGGGCGATCCCGGTGTTCGATTGGGGTCAGGAAGATTTCAATATCAACGGCTTGCTGAAGCTGGGCGGCCTGCCGGTGGCGGATTTTATTGTGGAACAGGGCGTGTCCGGAAACTGGACCTACCGGAAGTGGAACAGCGGTGTGGCCGAATGCTGGGGTGGTATTGTCTGCACACCCACAAAGCTTGACGGTGCCAATACCGCCACGGTGGAACTGCCCTTTGCTTTTGCCAACACAGGCTATAGCGTACAGATTTCCAAAGCCCGCAACGGCAAGCTGGTTACCGAAGTATCGGATTGCGACGAAGCCGGTAATGTCAGGCATTCTGCGGACAGCTTTATTTTGGAGTATGTATACAGTTATGCCGGCAGTTACTCTGTCGTGTTCAATTTACAGATTGTCGGAAGGTGGAAATAAGGAGGCATTATGGGAAACAGTAAATTGGTTAATTTTACGAAGATCTCTCCCAACAGCAGCGATAGGACTCGGAAAATCGACAAGATCACCATTCATCATATGGCGGGAAATCTGACGGTGGAGCAATGCGGGGAGATCTTTTACCGACCCTCAGCACAGGCCAGCGCCAACTACGGCATCGGCAGTGACGGCAGGGTGGGTCTTTATGTAGAGGAAGAACGCCGTGCATGGACCAGCTCCAACCGGGAAAACGATCTGCGGGCGGTGACCATTGAGGTGGCAAATGACGGGGGTGCTCCCGATTGGCATGTGTCGGATACCGCTTTGGCAAAGCTGATTGATTTATGTGTGGATATTTGCCGCAGAAACGGCATTGCGGCACTGAACTATACAGGCGATGCCAGGGGAAATCTGACCCGGCACAATATGTTTGCGGCTACTGCCTGCCCCGGACCTTATTTGCAGAGCAAGTTCCCGGAAATCGTCCGGCAGGTCAATGCCAGGTTGGTCAGACAGTACACGCTGGAGCAGTTCATCCGGGAAGTGCAGGCGGCCATTGGGGCAGAGGTGGACGGCATTGCCGGGCCGGAGACACTGGGAAAAACCGTTACGGTCAGTGCTTCCAAAAACCGGACACATCCGGTAGTCAAGGCGATTCAGAAGCGGCTTTATGCTATGGGTTATACAGTGGTAGGAGAAGCTGACGGCATTGCCGGACCTTTGTTTACACAGGCGGTGCTGGCGCTGCAAAGGGATAAGACCAAGTACGCCGACGGAGAAATCACCGCAAGAAATATTACCTGGCAGGTGCTGTTGGGTATGACGGGAGGAGCGTAAGTGGATCTGGAACATGAGAAGCGGCTGACAGCGGTGGAGCAGTCCTGCAAGGCCTGCGGACACAGGCTGGATAAGCTGGAAAAGTCCACAGCACTCCTAAATCGGCTGGCCACTTCTATGGAGGTTATGGCCAGCCGTCAGGAGCAGGTGGCAGAATCCGTGGAAAAACTGGATACCAAGGTAACCGCATTGGAGCAAAAGCCCGGCAAACGTATGGACGGTCTGGTGGATAAAATGATTTGGGCGGTCTGCGCGGCGGTGCTATCCTTTGTGTTTACAAGACTTGGGTTAGGAGGATAA